CCATCGAGAGAGTGATGTTTGGTTACTTTGGCATATAATTCGCTAGGCATTTTATACAGCATGTCCACTCCATCGTAGAGCAAACAGAGTAGCCAGCTTGGGATCTTTCACAGTGATTGTGGGAATGTAGTCACCAGCAGTGTCATGAACCTGTTTATCATCAACCCGTTTATCATAGGGCACAAACCTACGCTCATAATACCACGCACAGTTGACACTGCTGATTTCTAGGCTGTTTGAGTTTCTAAAGTAGCTGCCGGAACCAACATGCTGATCCAACCATTCTGTACACCCATCAGGCACGCCTTGAGGGAAATCTACTCTCATGGACTCCTGATGTAGGTTAGCGTTCATATACTTTGCTTAACTCTTGATCTGCAATAGCTCTTGCATCGTGCAGTGCATTGTGTGGAACTTTGCTGTCTGCACTGCTTAGATCTCTGCGTATCTCCATAGTAATCAGAGGATAGTTTAAACACATGCCTGGCCCTGTAATCAAAGCATCACAGAAGTGTTTGATATCTTCTGGCCAGTCGGAGATTAAATGTATGCTGTGATATTGGAATAAGAACTGTTGAAGTTTAGTTTGAAACACGTCTAGTTCGATAGGTTCTTTTTCTAGGAACGGCATAACATGTTCAGCGACCCAATCTTTTGGATCAGCACAGTGCAACACTTCGTAGAACTCGTTGCCATCTTCACCAACCAGTGCCATACTGATAAGCTCGCCTTTGAACTCGTTAAATTCTGTATCTATATAAATTTTCATTCTATTATTGCTTTCTGTTTTGGCCTATTGTACAGGCAGTTGCCTCGCTCTCGAATCAAATTAACAAGTTGTTGAGGATCAACTTTTGCAATTTCTTTAAGTTCAATTTCAGTAATACTGTCAACTGTAGTAAACGACCAAATTTCAGGACTACGCTGAGGATTATATCGAGCTCTCATTGTCATTGCGTGTAGGCTAACCGGAGCAGGCTTTAGCTCTTTGCCTGCAATTACGTTTAGCAGAGAATTACGTTCCCAACTAGTACAGTCTACAATGCACTCAAATCCTAGGCAGTCCCAGGATGCAATAAATTTACGTTCTTTCATCTGTAATGACTATCAACTAATCTTAAAATATTTTGATACTTATCGTATGCAATCTTTGCCGCGGGATTTTCATGTCTAATTCGAGTTTCGCGATCATGCTGTTCTACAATATAGACTGCCTCGTTTCCTATAATGTAGTTGCTCGTCCGTGCGTCGTATAGCCATTTGTCATGTTCTAATAGAGCACGGAAGCGATCCTCTGGCATGTGTACTTCTACACATTTAACTTCGGTGATGGGCATAGTTTCAAATATTTCAGGATCACTGTCACTGCATACAGCATATGACACTGGTTTGAGTCTGCGATGCATACGACTACTTTCACGCACATAAGCATCGTACTTTTGGCAAAACTTGTCAACTTCTTTCATAGTTTTTCGCCAGGTTCAAATCCGCGGAATGTTTTAAATCTGGGAAAGCGTAGACTGTAGGTGCCGTCTTGGTTCTGTGTTACAGCATCTGCCCTAACTTCAACAAGCTGACCAATAAGAGAATCCCGAGTATGCCAAAAAGTGGATCTCTGCTCATCCGCAAAACCACTGCCCACATTAACACGTATATCCTTGCCGTCATCCTGCCCAGCACATACAAAAGCCCCAAGTCTTCCTTCATTGCGTCCAGTTCCTTCTTCTAAATTGGTAATACTTAATGTTACTTCAATGAATGGTTTGGCTTTGAGCCAAGCATGACTGCGTTTGCACTCATATCCTGCGTCCACATCTTTGATCATAACACCCTCATATCCTCCGTCTACAGCCGCTTTATTCAGCTCTACAAAGCGTTGTTCACCTTCTACAGTGTCTAAGTCAACATCTTCCCACTCAAGCGCTTGTACGTGCTGTAAGAACGCCTGGTGTTTTGCAACCCAATGTACTACAAGTTGACTACGGACGTTCTGTGGCTTATTCCATACACCTTTTTGGAATTCATTCAACGGAACACAGTCAAACAAATGTAGTACAGCATCGCTTGCTGTTACATTGTCCTTGCGATGTACCTGTTTCATTAGGTCTTGGAAGTTAGCACTCATTACTTCTCCGTCCAAAACCAAATCATATGGCGGTGGATCAAATTTAGCTACAGTTTCAATTTCTTTAATAATGTGTCCAAAGTTATGAAATTCTTTGCCATTGCGACTAAACATATTAATACGTCCGTCTACACGGACAATAGTAATAACTCGAACACCATCTAGTTTAACTTCAATCTGTTTCTTACCAGTCATCTTCTTTTCGTGATTGGCGCTGTCGTGTGCAAGTTGGCAAGTGAACACAGGAACTGCATATTGCGGGAAGTCTTTAGCAACCTTGTTTACAGTCTTTTCACTTACACCGCATCGCAAGTCTTTGATAAGGATACGACGATAAAAGCCGTTCCACTGTGCTGTGGTAGCAACACTCATTGCAAGTTCAATTGCATCACGAGCAGCATGTCCGGTAAGCTCACGGTTGATCAATTGATCGGCAAGTACTTTAAATGTAGGCCAATCAAGCCCCTGTCCTGTAAGTACATCTGAACGTTCTGGAACTGCTTTAACACCGAATGTGATCATAGCATCTAGTGCCATACGCACACCTTCAAAGAACTCGTCTAGTCCTTCTTGCATTGCAGATTCAAGAATGCCTTCTTTGTTAAGACGACTAGGATGATCCTCTAGCGATGAAATAATACTTTGTGGCTGTGTTCGCATAATTGTTCCGGTTCTATTTCTAGTGATTGTCAAAGACTATGTATCCTTGCAATGTATATATTATAGCACGAGATAGAGTACAGAGCAAGATCTAATCTTGCCCTGTTCCCACTTTTCAATGTCATACAGACGATGTTCAAACATTTAGTCCCTCATTAGATAGGATATTAGTGCGTCATGTAAGTCTGGCTCACCATAGAACAATACAATCAACACTCCTGCTACTAGGTAAAATCCAAAGTCACTCATCGTACTCTTAACTCGTCAATGTTGATAGGTGTGTAGTTGATTTGCTCTACACTTACACATCTGTGGCTAGGCGACGGTGGAGGATTTTGGTGAATGTGTCCGTGTACATTTAACATACTGCCTTCACCAAATCTGTGGCTTTCACCCAACGTGCTGTTGTGTACAGGTACGTGGGTTAACAACAACCCAAACTCTGGGAACATTCTCCACATCATCACTTCGCTGAAGTAGTTGCCCAACAATTTGATGTTGTCGTGGTTACCAACAACCAAACGTTTCTTACCGTTCAATCTGTTGAAGTTAGCATCCAACCACGCTGGCTTGTCCATTCCAAACAACACATCGCCCAAGTGGTAGACTTTGTCACCAGGCTTAACAACACTGTTCCAGTTGGCAATCATTTGCTCGTCCATATCTGTAACGTCCGTAAAACGGTCGCCACGAGTTGGAGCACCATCTGCATCTTTAAAATTTAAGATACCTGCGTGATTAAAGTGTGTATCGCTGATTACCCAAATATCTGCCATTGTGAGCCTCTTTTTGTTTATACATACATTATAACATATTATAGGCTTTTGTCAACCTATTTAATGTACTGATGCTTTTGCATCTACTTTGCACTCAACTACCCAATCGTTGAATTGAGTAAACTTGTTAACTTCAACACCAAGCCCAACTGCTTCATTTACAAAGTGCTGTAGTAATGCGTTGTACAGTGCATCGGGCATTGTTTGTTTATCAAATTTAATTTTCATTACCAATTCTCCACGCCTGCAATTTCTACACTAAACTCACCGTCTAACTCATTTACTTGCGTTCGAATAGTAAGGGTAATTACACTACCAATACCTGAACTAGCTTCATGTGCTAGCGCAAAAGATTCTGCATTTGGAAACTTGTTCATAACTTCTAAAATCTTTTCTACATCTCGTTTATTAATATACATCATGCTATCATCCAATCCATTTCTTCTTTTACTTCAATACTTTCACTACCATCATATTCATTTATACGGAACAATGTACCTTCTGGAAGCCAAGCAATTTCCAAACTGTCCATGCCGCCTGTGTACATATCTGGATACCAAAGAGTCATGTAAGTGTTCAACTTATCAAAGTCTCCTGTTTCAACACACTGTACTACCATAGGATCAAACAGCGCTTTGTTGCCATAGTCGCCGTGGCCCCAAGAGCTCCAACCAGCGCCGAACCCTGGACTGTATAGTACAGCAACTTTTCCGTCTCTAATTACTTTGTCCATATTAATTACCGCCTTTCAATAAGAACTTATTAGAAATTGCTTTGAACGAACATTGCATATCTAGAATCTTAAACACAAGTCCTTCTCGTTCACAACCAACCATTCCCATAACTGACTTACCTTCTGCAGACATTAGCAGATCAGCAATGGTAGTTGACTCATCCATTGTGAGGGTTCCAAGAACAGGCACATGTTTAATATCAAACTCATCAACGAATGCTTTTCGTTCTGCAGGAGTAAAGTACTTGTTGGTATCAATATTGTAGATGTCAAACAAGAAAAAATCTTGTCCTTTGCTCTTATATGGATTACCTTGAATACCTTCTCCAATCAGTTCACCTTGCAATGCAATATTACGATTAGCACGACGAAGTTTTAATTCTAGATCATTGGCAACTGCAACTTTCCACAGGCTGTTAGTTTCGCTTGGCTTGAGATCAAGATTACGTGAACAAACTCCAAACTCTCCATCACGCAAGTAAGCTGTCATTGACGCACCGTCTAGCTTTTCAGTAATTTCCCAAGCATGCTGTTCTTTAGCCCAGTATGCAAGTTCTTCCTTTAGATTCTGAATACGTTCTTGATCAGTCTTTTGAAGCCAACTTGGAAACATACCTTTAACTTCACCAGCAAGACATGCAGGAATAGGAGCTTCATACTTGGTGATACTAAGGATAGCAGAAACATCCATTCCTACTTCAAGACCAAGAACACAAATACCGCCGATGTTTGCTGGCAGCAACAATCCTTGCGATAGTTGTCCACGCAGTCTAATAGTACGCAAGCGTTCGCCTGCAATACCGTCATACACTCGCGGCTCGTTGCCTTTGCTGAGGAATGGTGCTAGCGCATGCGGAATCCATGAATCAATTTCACAATAGACTGCTAGGTCGCCTACTTCATATTTTCCAAGGGAATCAACCACCCACCACCCACCCACACGGTACGCGCATATTTGGTCAGCATCAGGGATAGGTTTAATTTCAGTGATCTTGCGAATTGTTGCTAACTGTCTCATAATAGTCTTTCAGTGAGTTTTTAATTTTTTACTGGTTCTACTAAGTGGTTATATGTTAAGTACTTGTTCATCTTGTGCTTTATATATATATTATAGCACCGTTTGTGCTGCTGTCAACCATAATGGTGCAACCTACAGGAATCGAACCTACTTCAATGTCGCTTCAAGACACCGCTATAACCATATCAGCTAAAGTTGCAAAATTGGTGGAAGTTGATGGTAACGCTCCACGTGCCTTGACTTCACTACCTTTAGGAACGGTTTTACAGACCGCCGTAGTGGGCATCTTCCTTATTTCTTATAATCCTATATAAACTTGGTACATCGTGACAGGATCGAACTGCCGTCTCTGCCGTGTAAAAGCAGGGCCCTACCATTAGACGAACGATGCATTAATTGTGGCGGAAGGCTAGAGAGTCGAACTCTAAAGGCGCTATTAACGCTCGACGCATTTCAAGTGCGGTCCCATCGCCAATTGGGTTGGCCTTCCTAAGACAAACAAGATACTCTGAAGCGGGGGATGGATTTGAACCAACGATCTCTAGCTTATGAGACTAGTGAGGACGACCAGACTCCTCTACCCCGCATCAGAATACCCTACTCGCAATAACTTATACTTACCATTAGTTGTATTGTCTTGTTATGGACAACAATCGCCCTGTTGTCGTTTGCTTTTAACTTGGTAACTAGTATAGAAGCATCGGCCGATGCCAACTCTACTTTCGTTACTTCAAACTGGATATTCGATGCCTGCAGGACAGAGCGAACATTGCCAGTGCATTAGGCTAGTGGACACAGCCTTTTTCCAAAACAATACAACTAATGGTAACGCTACGGGGAGTCGAACCCCGCTCTTCAGGATGAAAACCTGATGACCTAACCGATAGTCGATAGCGTCATATTAAAACTGGTGGAGGTTAAGGGGATCGAACCCTTAACTCTGCCTTGCAAAGGCAGCGTGTTCCCATTAGCACTAAACCCCCAATTTTGGTCTCCGATGCAAGAATCGAACTTGCGCTCCTTGGTCCCAAACCAAGAGTGATACCATTTCACCAATCGGAGTTATCTAATTTTTCGAATATACTCTAAGCCAATTTGACTGTTTTGAATTTCAAGCAATGCCGAAATAGGTGCATTGAAATTAGTACCATCGTCTTTGTATCTATGTTGCCTAGCAAGCTCTCTTGCTCTTTGTGCAGCAATAATTACCATGGTAAACCTGTTTCCAATCTTTCCAACTATTTTATCGTTGTCAAGAAGTCCTACTCGGCTATGTGTCTTGTCATTCATATGTTCCTTTTGTTGTTAAAAATATTGGTGCCCTGGGAGAGACTCGAACTCTCAGCTTACGGCTTCTAAGACCGCTGTGTTTACCAATTTCACCACCGGGGCATTTTACTCTACTGACACACTCGTGCTCGTCAAATGTCCGGTGAGCTA